GAAACCGCTCGGCGATTTGCAGCGTTTTCACGCTGTAAGCAAAGTTGCCGTTATCCAATTTGGTAACCAGCCCCTCGGCGATTAAGTCTTCCAAATCGCGGCTCACATGCACCGCCGACAAGCCCAAACCTTCCGCCAGCTCTTTATTGCTGATGCCGATAATCGGGTGCGCTTCCAACGCCTTATATACCCGCAAAATGCGGCTGCCTTTTTTACTGGTTGCCATTGGGTTGCTCCTTCAAACCAAGTTTCACTGCGATTTCATGCCCTTTGCCATAACGCCCTTTGCGCTGCCCGCCGATCACCAAATAAACATCGCGCGGCGTATAGCCGTTTTCACGCGCCCACTGTGCCAAAGTTTTACCGTTTCGCTCAAAGTTTTCTTTTAACTTTTCAACACTTATGCTCATGTCTAGCCCTTTTCATTTATGATAAAATACAGCACTATCCGCGTACTAAATCAGGGTTAATGCTGTCCGATGTGTGAATTATGTGATTTTAAAATCTCTTTTGCAAGGATTATTTTGTGATTTCTAAATCTCTTTTTGGTAATCGTTTGAAAGAACAAAGAAAAAAAATGGGCTTGACGCAAGCAGACGCAGCCCAAAAAGCAGGAATTGAACGGGAAACTTGGGGGAAATATGAACGTGGCGTATTCTTGCCTAGTGGAGATGTATTAGTCTCTTTTTTGAATATCGGGATAGATGTCAGCGCATTATTTTCTGTTTCAGATAGGCAGCCTGAAAATTTGTTGGCGCAAGATGAGCAAGAACTATTAACTCACTACCGCCAAGCCAGCGATAACGGCAAATTTGTCATTTTGAGCGTCGCGCAGGGCGCAGAGAAAAAAGAAGCCGAAATTGAGATTGGTAAAGTAGCGTGATTTTTTTAACGTCTTAAATAATGGAAACAACATGGAAGCTTTGATATTTTTGATAGTGTTTGTTATTGCCGCATTTGCTTGGGAGCGGGTTGCCAAAAAACTGGGCGCAAACGGCAAGGGATTTTTCGTGCGCCATTTGGCTGGCTTGGCAATTTTCAGCATCACAGCCATTGTTTGTATGATTGTTGCCGTGCTGGCATTCCCCGATCTAGGCAAACCCGCCGAGCAGAGTGGCAATCCGCAAGCAGCATCTCAAACCAAGCCAGAACAAGCATCTGCTCCGATTTCTGCTTCCAAACCTGCCGCAACACATGTTCCAACACAAGTTGCCAGCAAGCCTGTTGCAGCAAGTGCGGCAAAATCAAGTGAAGCAAAACCAATAGAACAACCAGTTGCACATTTAGGATTGGATTTTGAAACATGGAAAAGCAGGGTAATAACGGATTTCCAATCTGCCGATTTACCTTTTGCCATCCCCGATAATACCGAGCTTGAAAAATCGGGAGAGGGCGACATCAGAAAAGTGCATCTTATTCGGCTTGATAATGATATTTCCGCAGTTGTAGCCGTTGACCCAACAACCAGTAAAATCACCAGCGTTATGGTTAATATGGTCGGTTCTAACGATGGCGTTAAAAACATTCAAAACAGCGGGGCAGCTGCAATCATGCTGGCGGCAGTTGCTGGGGACAACGGCGAGAAAACCGTAGGCGGCAAAGTGATTAAAATGTTAGCCAATACCATTGAGCGTTTTAGCAAAAAACCGAATGACGAAAACGCGGGTAAAGAAAAGTTTGTAGAAAACGGTGTTAAATATGGGGTGCTGATAAGTAAAGTTACGCCCATTATGCTTTATGCCGAGCCCGATCAAGATACTTCTCAAACCAAAAACAAACGTAAATAATCCCACACCTTTTTTAAAGCGCATTAAAAGCCCTTTAAACCCCCAAACCCGATAATCCCTATAACGATAACCAACGTTATAGGGATTTTTTATGTCTAAACCAAACACACAGCAGCCTGAATTGGCATGGCTCGCCATCGCCCGCCGCGAAATCGGCACGCGCGAAATCGCAGGCAAGCAGCACAACAGCAAAATCACCAACTGGCTGATTGCGCTGGGCGCATGGTGGCGGGACGACGAAACGCCGTGGTGCGGCACGTTTGTTGCCCATTGCGCCCGCGAAGCCAAACGCGCCCTGCCACAGCATTGGTATCGCGCCAAAGACTGGCTGAACACAGGCACGCGCTTGGATAAACCTGCCTATGGCTGCGTAGTCGTTTTTGACCGCGCGGGCGGCGGGCATGTGGGCTTTGTGGTGGGTAAGGATAAGCAGGGGAATTTGATGGTGCTGGGTGGCAATCAGGGCGATGCGGTGAACATTAAACCGTTTGCGATGAGCCGCGTGGCGGGCTATGTGTGGCTGGATTGGGCAGATGGACGCAAATCCGCGCCCAAGCCTGAACGCTTTGAGTTGCCGTTGTTGGACAGCAATGGGCAAGTTTCGCGCAACGAACGCTAGGAGGCAGCCTGAAAATGAAACGCTACACCATCGTACTCGGCGCGTTGGCAGCATTAAGTCTTGCCGCACCTGCACCTGAAATCACACTCAAACAACCCAGCCGCCCACAACCGCACCCGCTCGGCAGCGTAACCCTACGCAAACACCGCCATAGCGGAGTAGCCGCCGCCCGCCGAGCCAAGCGCAGGGGGAAACGCCAATGAAGCTGCTCAAATGGCTATCAGGCTTAATCGCCAATCCCGCCACAGGGCAAATCAGCCACACCAAGCTCTGGGCAAACATCACCGCTGCCTGCATGACCTACAAATTTATCCAAACACCTGATGCGCCCGAGTGGCTGTGGTGGGCATACGGCGGCATGGTGGGCGGCTATGCGCTGATTAAGCGCGGCATTGCTGCCGTGCCGCAGGTGGCACAAATCCAAAAGGGGCAAAGCGATGCTGAAAATTTGGAATAAATACAAGTTTCAGGCTGCCTGCATGGGTTTTGTGCTGGCGTGCGCCACATCCGCATGGGCGGGCTGGGCAATCGCGCAAACATCATGCCACGCGGCAACCCTGCTGCTGAAAAACCAATACGCTGCCGAGCAGCTCAAAGCCCAGCAGGCGCATTCTGCCGCGCTGGCGGATGCGCTGGCAAAACAGCAAGCGGCGGTGCAATGGGCGCAGCAGCAAGGCGAACAGCTTGCCGCCACCCGCGCCCAGCTAGACCATCGCCAAAACGAATTGAACAAGGAAATCCCCCATGCTACGCACCAAGACAATCAGGGCGCTATTGCTTACAACGGCATTGGCAAGCACAGCTTGCAGCTCTACAACCGCGCCTTTGGCTACGCCACCGATTAGGCAGCCTGAAATCCCACCCGTTTCCACCGAGCTGCTGGCAATACACGAACGCCCAGAGCGTCCCGCCAGCGGCTCACCCCAACATTTGCTAGACCACGCGGTGCGCTATGGCGGCTACTGCCAAAAGCTGGAAGCGCAAGTGGCTGGCTGGCAGGCGTGGTATCGGCAGCAGCAAGGCAGCCTGAACGCAAAGGACACACCATGACCCCGCTCAATGTAGAAACCCTAATCGGCGGCTTAACCAGCATGCTCACCGCTGCCTTGTGGTTTTGGGTCAAAACCATTTCCGACACCAACCGCGAAGCCGCCCGCGAGCGCGACGAAATCCGTCAAGAGCTTGCGGCTCTCAAAGCCGCCCTGCCGCGCGAGTATGTGCTGCGCGATGACTACATTCGCAATCAAGCGGTGCTGGAAGCCAAGATGGACGGCATTCACAAAACCCTGACCGACCTTTACAAAATAGAAAGCGTGAAAAAATCATGAACGAGAAAGCACGCCGCGAAGGAATGCGCTGGCACATCATCAACACACTCAACAAAGCCCGCCCCTACACATCCAGCGAAGTGTTTTTGCTGGACGTGATGCGCGGGATTTATCCCGATGCCACCGCCTTAGAATTGCGCCAGCAGCTGGATTATTTAAAAGACCGCCGCTTGGTGGAACTGGTCAAACAGCCCAGCGGAATGTGGTTCGCCGATTTAAAACGCCTAGGCGTGGACATCGCCGAATACACCATTGATTGCGAAGCAGGCATCGCCCGCCCGCCAAAATACTGGGAGAGCTGATATGGCACGCCGAAGCAGCATAGACGCGCTACCCGAAGCCGTGCGCCACAGCTTGGAGCGCAAGCTGTCCGAAAACGGTTTTGCCAACTACACTGCGCTGGCAGACTGGCTGACCGCGCAGGGCTACGAAATCAGCCGTTCCGCCGTGCACCGCTATGGGCAAAAGGTGGAGCGGCGTTTTGCCAGCATCAAAGCCAGCACCGAAGCGGCGCGGCTGATTGCCGAAGGTGCGGCAGACGAAGGCGACACCCGCAGCGAAGCCCTGATGGCAATGGTGCAGACCGAGCTATTTGACGCTCTGGTGCAAATCGGCGAGTTACCTGATGAGGAACTGCCACCGATGGAACGCTTTGACCTAATGAGCGAAGGTGCAAAACGCATCGCAGGGCTGATTTCCGCCAGCACGCGGCTGAAAGAATATCAAGGCAAAGTCAAAGCCCGCGCCCAAGCCACCGCCGATGAAGTGGCGCAAGCGATAAAAAAAGGCGGGCTGTCGCACGACACCGCCGAGCAAATCCGCAAACAGATTTTGGGGATTGCGGTATGACCGAAAAAAACAATTTTAGGCAGCCTGAAAACCATAATCCGCCCAACAATAACCGCACGCCGATGGTGTTGCTGCCTTATCAGCAACGCTGGATTGCCGACCCCGCGTATGTGAAAGTATGCGAAAAATCGCGCCGTATCGGTTTAAGCTGGGGCGAAGCGGCGGATAGTGCCTTGCTGGCAGCGCAAACCAGTGGCATGAACGTTTGGTACATCGGCTACAACAAAGACATGGCGTTGGAATTTATCCACGATTGCGGCAACTGGGCGAAGTTCTACGGCTTGGCAGCAGATGAAGTGGAAGAGACGGAAGAAGTATTTGCCGATGGCGACGACAAGCAGGCGGTGTTGGCGTTTGTGATTCGCTTCGCGTCGGGCTGGCGCATCACCGCGCTGTCCAGCCGTCCCAACAACCTGCGCGGTAAACAAGGGCGCGTGATTATTGACGAAGCCGCGTTCCATGACGACTTGCCAGAGCTACTCAAAGCCGCAATGGCGTTGCTGATGTGGGGCGGGCAGGTGCACATCATCTCCACCCATGACGGCGTGGATAACCCATTTAACGAATTGATTACCGACTGCCGCGAAGGCAAAAAACCCTACACCGTGCACCGCATCACCTTTGACGATGCGCTCGCAGACGGCTTATACAAACGCATCTGCCTACGGCGCGGCATAGAATGGACAGCCGAAGGCGAAGCTGCGTGGGTTGCCGAAATCCGCGCCAGCTACGGCGATGATGCAGCGGAAGAGCTGGACTGCATCCCCAAAAACGGCGGTGGCAAATGGCTGAATCGCGCCTTGATAGAAAGCCGAA